GTTATACCACCATATCCAGGTGTTGTTGTTATTGTTCCATTTGGATTAGTTCCTGACCAATTTGGATAAACAGTTTTAAATGTATTATGGTCTACAATTACTCCACCCATAGGGATTGTATTGTCATCCACATGTGCTAATTGTTCTTTTAGTGTGTCCCATTGTTTTGGAGTGATATTAAATTCATGTACTCCTTCCGTAAATCCCTTTAACCAAAGGATAAATTCTTTCGATGTCATAACATATATATTTGTATATATAAATATAACGAAAATAAAAAAGGGAAACAAATATTGTCTCCCTTTTCTTTTTATATTTTTCTTTAGATTAGAATTCTAAAATTGCGTAATCGTAAGTAATAGTTAATGTAATCATAACTGGATCGTTTGAACTCCAATCTACATCACCAAACTCTGCTGAAGAAATAAAAGCTCCTACTAATTTCCATTGTTCTACTTTATCACCCACAGGTCCTAACATATAGAAATCAATATTCTTTTTATAGAAATCTGCATAACCATCTCTACCTGTAATAGATTCGTGTGATGTTCTAATCCACTCCATTACTGATTGTGCTCCACTCGGTACAACTGGATCGTATAAAGTGATAGTGATATCAGTCCAGTTTGATTTACCTTTGATTTTTCTCTTTACGTTGATATGATCTAATTCTACAACTTCACTTTCTAACTTAGGTCTATTTGCCGTTTTAATCATGTATGCTGGAATACCATCAATTTCCATGATGAAACGGTTTGCTAACTTTGGTTCAAAGTTTGTATAAAATATCTTATCAAATGATAATACGTCAGCCATTGTTTATTTCTCCTTTACTTATTATAAGTATATCTTTTTTTAATTTATGCGTTAAAAGTTGCCCCAGTTGGTAAAACATTGAAATCAATTTGAATGAATTCTGCAGTTTTAGTTGGTTGTAAGAATATTGCACCTTTTAAGATGTTTCTATCAATTACGTCTGGAGTATTATTACTATCATCCATTACAACTTTAAATGCGTATAAACCTTGTCTTTGTTGAATGTTTTCTAAATAAGGATTAACTGTATTTAAGAATTTACGTCTAGTATCAGTTGTGTTTTGTTCAAATATTAAATATCTACTTGTTGAAGCAATATACTTCTTAACTGCGATAAGTAATCTTCTAACATTAATTCTATCTAATGCCGATGGTCTATCTTGTAAGGTTTTTTGTCCGAATGCTACGATACCTTGTCCAGGGAATTGAGCGATTGGGTTTACTTTTCCTTCATATAAAGTATCTCTATCAGAATGAGTTAATCTATTTAATACTGAAATTGCCCCAGTAATACCACCTCTATTCAAACCTGCTGGTGCGAACCATTCTGCTGATGTAGCATCGTTAGCTGCATAAACTCTAGGTAATAAAACTGATGGTGGAACTGCAATTTGTTTGTTTGTGTTTGTATCAAGTGTTTTAATCCAAGGATAATAAACCGCTGCATAGTTTGTATCTAATAAACCAGCCGTAGTAACCGCTTCTGTAATACTTGCGTTCATTGAAGTACCATCCATAATATAGAATGTATCTGCTCTATTCTCACAAATATCCATTGCGTATTGAGTTACGGATGAATGATATTGATGTAATACACCAGGTAATACTAATAAGTTAATATCCCACTCATCTACATTTGATAATGCATCTAAACATTTTTTATATCCTACTGAACCACTTGCTGCTGAAGTTGATAAATCAAATCCTTGACAATTTGAACCATTTTCATATTCTGCATCACCACCTTTCGCTGATTTAATTGTTGGATTTAAACCATCAAAACCACCTTGGAAAGCAATTGTGAATGTTCTATATGATACTGTAGTTGAATTTGCGTTTGCACTTAATGGTAAACCTACTAAGGTATCTAATGAGAATACTGAATTATTTCCATTATATCCAAGATTTTCAGTTAATGGTTTTAAGAAAAGAATATTATCAGTATTATCTAAATTAATACCACTCGTATAAATAGCCGAACCGTTTGATGCCGTTGTAAATGTTATACCAGGTAAATTAGCTAATTCAACAGATGAACCACTTATAAAGTTTTCATATGCCGCGTGTGCGTATGGTACTGCCGTTACTGGATACAAATCAGAATCTTTAGTTTCAACTCTAATATAGTTGGAGTTATTAATCCAATCACCAATTGTAGTTACTTTACCATCAGAATCAATTGTACTTACCTCATCACCAATTACTCTACCAATGTAGTTAACTGCGGTTGGGTCTAATGTTAAATTATTATATTGTTCTAAAATGTTTTGTTTTTTATCTGTATCATTAAATTTTCTAACATATAAAGAGAATGTTCCATAATCAGAACCATTCACATCACCTGCTGCTTTAATGTTACCAATAGTAACTTTAAATCTTGTATTTTCTACATTACCATCAGATAACGTATGTATACGGAATAAATCATATCTTAATCCACCCATATCTTGTGATTGAATCCAAGGAGTAGAAGCGTAAGTCGCATCGTAAGTAAAGTTTTGGTTACCTAATGTTACAAATGATGCACTTGCAAATTGTTGTAAATTATTTTGTGTTGTTATACCACCACTAATACTAGCACTATAATATGAAGCATATACACCAGTTGCTGCTTCAGAAAAATATCCATATACATATGCTTCTTTTGTTCCTAATGGTGAAGTACCAAATACATCATCTACTGATTGTGTTGATATTGGAACTAATGAAGTTGCATATGAACCACTAAGTGTTGCTCCACCGAATGATATATTACCATATCCAGATGCAGAACCGGAAAACGTAGTTGAGAAAGAGTTAGTATCTGTATCTGTATTAAATAATACAGCTACTGATTTAGATACAATAGTATTTGTTGAACCAGATGGTCCTGACAATGTTACTAAAACAGGAGCTGTTTCAGTATAACCACCGATACCAGCTACTCTACAAATTGTTACTAAACCTGTCTCTCTTAAATAGTTTTGAGCGGTTAATTCTGTGTAATATGTTCCATCAGCTGCACCGAAGATATCTTCTAACTCAGATGGTGATGTTACGATTGTTGGTTTAAACGCTGGTCCTTGTTTGAAAGGTCCTACGATTGCTCCACCAATAGCACCTACTCCTTGAGCTATGTATGATAAATCGTTTTCTCTTGTAAACACTCCAGGTGATACTAATTTTTCAGCCATTTTATTTGTTCTCCTTATAAATTATGTTATAATATTCTAATATAAATATACAAACATTGTTGTAAAAATATATTATTTTGTATTTGTTGGTGTAAATTCTCCGGTATTAGTATCTAAATTACCATCTCCGTATTCTTTTTGAATTTCACTTAAAACACTTTGTTCTTCTATACCTAGTCTTGATAACTCTCCAAACATTTCTTCTTCTTCTATTTTAAGATTTGTTTGATTAATTTTGTTTTGTCCAATTAAAAAAGTTAGTTCGTTAAATTTACCTTTTAATTCGTTGATTTTTGTTAATTGCTCATCTTTAATTTTTGCCATAATCTTTATTTATTTGTTCTATATATAAATATATATTTTTTTACCCAAACGATATTATAATCCGTATCTACCTTTTAAATTGTTCCAAACGTATCCTATTTCAGTTGCAGTTAATGCTCTTTGATAAAAAAAGAATGAACCTAAATTACCGGTATTGTTTTGCATTAAATAAATATCAGATGTTCCAGTTGTTGCGGCTGCAGTTGTTGATGCTGTTTCTACTTCTACGTTATTATTATATATTTTAGTAGTACCAGCTCCTGTTGTAACTGCAATCATATGCCAACCTGTTAGAGTTTGTGATGTTGCTGATGTGTTACCATTTGGAGTTGATGTAAATGCAATTGTTGATGTAGTTGCGTTCAATGTATAATCGGTTCCTCTACTTAATATATTTCCTGCACTACCATTTACAAACGCTATAATAGTATATCCATTTGCTAATGTAGTGTTAAAGTTTGTATTACCTGTACCACTTGTTAAACCATTTTGTTTAATACCATATTTACCTGCTGCAAATGTTAATGATTTTGGAGATGTGTTATTAAATGTTGGTGCTGCGATTGCCGGATTGGCATTACCACCGGTTAAGTTAAAACCGGTTGAATATCCTGCTACATCATTAAAGTTTGTAGTTGAAACTGCGGTATCATAAGATGCTGCAAATTGCGGTTCTAAATAACATACTAAATTTGTCCAAGGAATTGGTGCAGTTGCTGCTCCTTTATTATGTGAAACAAATCCATTAGCTAAATAAGTGTGTGCCGTATCTACTGTGATTGTTGCAATTTCTAATGTTCTATTTACAAATTGTACTAATTCTACTAATACATCTTCTACTAAACCAGTTGTTGGATTGTATTTAACTAATTTATCACCTTCAACAACATCTTCTGCTCTTGTAAATTGATAAGTTTCAGTTAATGCATCCCATACAAAGAAAGGATGTGCGTGTGTTGCTTTAATTGCACCATCATTAATAGAAACATATGAATCTGCAAATGAAAAATAAATATTACTTACTTCTGCATTTACGATTTCACCATTAGAACCGGTTGTGTTATACCACCAATACCATTCACCTTCATCATTTGCTGGAAACCATGCTGGCATATCAGTTGGTACGAATGTTTTAATCATATCACCTGCATATAAATCACCTGCTAAAACAGTTGAACCATCTGCTAATAAAATTTCAGTATCAGTTGCTACACAAAGAACATCTGAGTTAATTGAGTTATATGAATCTACTGAATAAATAGTTTTTGTACTTGCTGCTCCTACTCCACTATTACCTGTTCCGTTTGTAGTGTATGTATCATCGTAATATGCAGTTAATGTTGTTGCATTACTACCACTATATGTTGCAGCTGCTAATGCATTTGCACTAATAGAAGTTGTTGCTCCGTTTGTACCAACTGTAAAATATGTTGCATCATTAACTGTTACACTATAATTAGCTGCTTGTATCTTTACTCTATTATCAAATGCTAAACCTTGTCCGGTAAATGCAAATGTTAAATTTTCTGATGTACTTTCTACTATATAAGTAAATGGTTGCGTTACCGCCACATTACCATATATAAATGAACTCATTGATACAGGTGTTCCTGCTAATGCGTTTGCTGCATTTAATGAAGATGATACTAAACCACTTCTAGTTGTACCATTCCATGCTTTGTACAAATTGCCTAAACTTAAATTACTTGCTGCCATATTATTGTTTTCCTTTTAACTATTATAAATATCTAATAAATCATTAACCCATTTGTTTCTATCCGAATACTCCAACATTCTTTCTTTTATTTTGTTGAACCAATGTTTTTTATATTCGTAATCACTATTTTTTATCCATTGTATCGTTCCTTCAAATTCAGTTTTAGTATCTGCTCTAAAAGGATAATTCCAATCTTTCATCCACTTTTTACTCAATATAGGTAGTTTTCCATAATCAACCGCTTGAAATATTGAATATCCAAATGGTTCATAATTAAAACAACTATGTGAAATTCCCCAATCTAAACGATAAAACCAATCTAACTTACTATAATCAAACATATATCGTTTAGCTCTTTTGAAATTCACCCCATATCCCTTCTCCCACACATCATTTAGAACTTTTAGTGTTGTAAATAAATAACAATCTATATTTTCTAAATACCAAACTCGCTTTCTTGTTTCAGTTCTCGCTGCAAATCCTACTTTTGTACTATCACTCAATTCTAAATTATGAGTAAAATCATAATAATTAGGAATATCAATGAACTCATACTCTGCATGCTTTGGAGTTTGAAATAATCCTATCCAAATTCTTTTCTTAGCTGATTTAATTATATTATTTTCCCACTCCGAGTCTGCTCCATAATGTTGCATACCTGGTGCTTCTGAAAATAATCCAGCTTTGAGAGACATATCTATTGAATTATGCATTACATAACTCTCTATCTTGTCTAAATTGTTTAGGATTGCCGAGTTAGGGTAGTAGTGTCCGTGTAGTATGTGTATTCGCCGAGCACTATTTATAAGTTCATCGAACTTATCTTTATCATCCACTTGCCAATAAATTTCGAGGGGGAATTTCGCCCCCTCAAAATCATCGGGTTTCTTTCTATGTATAAGTAGGATAGGTTTTACTTTTAAGTGAGGAACAACGTATTCTACAAAGTTATTCACCCAAACATCACTACCAGCACCTACTTTATTTCCGAAACCTGTTGTATAATATACATCATACATTCTTATAAGCTATTATTCTTCTTTAAGTTTTCTATTTCTAATGTTAAAGAATGAATTTGTGTTTGTTGTTCTTTGATTGCTTCTACCATTAAACCCATCATTTTTGAGTAATCTAATGCTAAGAAACCATCACCTCTTTCTTTCACCACTTCTGGTAAAACTTCTTGTACTTCTTGTGCAATCAAACCAGTCTTAGGTGTTTCTTTAGTTGCTGCGTCTACATCATCATTCCATTCCCAAGTTACACCATTTAATTTAGTTACTTTTGATAAAGCATCTGAAATGTTTACGATGTTATTTTTATGTCTTTTATCTGATGTTGAGTATGCTACTACATCTCCAGTTGCTGTGATTGAACCACTTACGATTTGGTTTGCAGTAAATGTATTTGCTACTGCTAATTGTGCGTAAGTTGTATATGCACTTGCAGAGTATGCAGATGCACTTGCGAAAGCACCAGCTGCACTTGCAGAGTTTATATTAATATTACCAATGTTAGTGTTTATAGTTGTGTAGAAACTACCACTATATGCAGATGCACTTGCGAAAGCCCCAGCTGCACTTGCACTATTTGAAGCAATGTTACCAATATTAGTGTTTATAGTTGTGTAGAAACTACCACTATAAGAACTAGCTGATTGGAATGCTCCCCATGCACTTGCACTTACGATAGTTACACTTGCATCTGTTGCAAATGTTGTATCTAATGAAGAACTAAATGATTCTGCTGCTACTAATCTACTATCTACTGATTGAGAATATAATGTTACATTTCCAATACCATTAATAGTTGAACTACTAATTGCTCCTGTTGCACTAACATTTACAGTTGTAGTAATAGAACCAGTTATTATTAAATCGTTTCCAAATACTATATTAGTTCCACCTGAACTTAAGAATTTAGCTGTGCCATCTTGCATGCTAACATTTCCTTTAACAGAAATTAAACCAGAGGTTGGGTCTAATAATACATCACCACCACCAGAAGATTTTAATTCAATATCACCATCTACTGTTTGTAATGTAATATTATCAGTACCTAATTCGTTAAATTTGATTGATTGACCAGTATCGGTTGTAAATATTAATTCTGTTGCGTTTGATGAAAGTACTTGAGTTCCATCGATGTATAATGATGCAGATGATAAATATAAGTCTCTCCATTGTTTA